AAGTGCAGCTGTGCTGCTGCCGTTCCAGTGCCTAGCTGAAATCCTGTTGCCGTAAATTTACCGATGAAACTGCTGTTAGCAGTTACTCCAATCTCATTAGCAGCTGCACGATAAAAACCTGAAGCACTGCTGTCAGTCAGGAAACTAATTGAAGGTGCAGTAACGCTGCCATCTGGCACGGCTTTATGTAAAACACCAAATGACAACCTCTTGTTCTTTTCAGAGCTGGTCGCAACAGAAGAGTCAACAACAACAAAATCGTCAGCTGCAGCTGGCGCAAGCAGTTGCGTTAATTGAGTAATTTTGCGATCAGCCATCAGCCTGCCTCCAGAGTTGCAACTCTTGCAGTTAACGCAGTAATTTCTGCATAAGCCTCTTGCAGCCCTTTCATCAACAATGGCACCAAGGCTGCCTTGCCAACTCCCATGTATTCAATATTGCCATCCTCATCGACATCGTTCTCTGTACCCATTACCGCTTTAGGAACTACGGTTTGCAGCTCTTGAGCAATAAAACCTTCCTCGTAATTACCTGACCCAATCATGCGGAAACGGTGCATCTGAATCTCATTAATTCGAGATTTAGCCTCTGGCATATCAGTAATATTATCTTTTAACCGACGATCGGAATTGTCAATTAATTGAATATCATCTGCATCAATAATTCCAATACGACCAGCCTGAGAGCCATTATAATGAAACTGCATAATAGAACCGACGCTGCTAAGTCGGTTAATTTTTATACAAGGCCCCGCATCAAAAGCAATATTTAGTCTTCCTCTTCTTTGAATTTGTAAACCTTCAAGTGTGCTTGTATTTGAAGGGTTATCAGAAGTACCAGCAGCCGTAACTTGAGCACCCCAATACAAAGATGGGCCTTCACCTACATCTTTCCCAAGAGTAAAAAGCGTATGGTCTGCGCCGCTTAATTGAGTAGCATAAGCGACTTGACCAGTGCCGTAACGGTAAAAGCCGTAATCAGGGCCATCCGTTCCAAACGTTAATGATGGTGCAGTAATACTGCCCGCTGGAGCGTCAATTCCGCCAGTAGCGGTTGATCGCAATGTAATCCAATCAGTGTTACCTGAGTTTCTAATCTTTAACTCATCAGATGTAGTATCTAGCCAAAACTGATATGCACGAGTTGTTGCTGGAGCTGTTGGACCGCTGTTATTCGTGATAATTGCCAGCAGCTGAGCATTTAGGTCAGACCTAACGGCCGCACCACTGGCATTTGCGACGACACCATCTGCCTGAGCCATAACAAAGCTTTAAGTCTGCTGTGTTCCATATCCTATTGCAGTGTACTGAAAATTCCTATCGATGACAGAGCTGCCGTTCTTAAACGTGACAGTAAACCCAGTACCAGTCGGTTCTGACATCACGCAGTAATCACCGGAGGCAAGGTCAAACGCTGTAATGCCAACAGCTACCTTCGTATTGCTGTCGGTGTAGAACGCATTGGCAAAAGTGACCGCCTTGCCATTTGCTGCCGTACCAGATGCAATTGTTGTGCCGTTTTCGGTGCGGCGCTCAAACTGCAATATGGCACCAAGTCGATCAACGATTGGCGTTTGGTCAATATGGTCTGCAGTTAGAACAGCTTTAAATTGGAACGATCGGCCAACATAAACGTTATTTTCGAGCGGGATCCAGTCGTCAAACACAAGGTCTGATTCTTGCTGTAAATCTGAATACGTGCCAATAGCCGTATTTAATTGACCACCCATCCCTGAATGGACAGAGCAGTAGTAATAAAGCGTTGGTGCGCCATCTGCCAAATCAATCTTTGTGTAAGCGCCAGCCGTTCCAGGTGTGCCGACAATTGTTACGCCTGTGGTGTAGGCAGAACCGCCACCATGCGTTCCATCGTTAGTTGCACTGATTTGCAGAGGATGCGTACTATTGCTGGAATCTGATTGATCAAAAATATATATGTTGCCCTCGGTCAGGCTTAGCGTTTGATTGTCAACGCTCGACCCGTCAACTCGATATTTGTTTCCTCCGCCTGAAGCGACAACAGTTATGGCGTAAGTGACGGTAGATCCTTCGCCTTGCTCTTGTCGAATCTTGCTGCCATCCTCAGCAACAATGTCTGAGTCAGTAGCCGTAAGATCTGATTTTCTAAAATAAACCTCAACGTTTGTGTCGTCAGGAATTTCCCCATCAAAGTCAGACCAAGTGTCAATCAATGCCAGACGGTCATCAATTAAATCACTGGTATAAAGGCCACGAGCTGTAAGCGTGCGTTGCATACGCAGGCTAAACTTGGCGCCGAGATCAACTATGCTTTGGAAGAAATACTCACCGTTTAAGAATTGATCTCCCCTTAATGAGTCAATATTTGCAGCAAAAGCATCAAGGTCAGGAATGTCGTCAAATGAACCGTCATGAGATAAAACTAAGCCGTCATACGCATCGCTATAAAAAGTCTGAACCTTGTCGCCAGGAAAATCTGAAGGAGTGTCTTCACGTATGACTTCATAATTCAACCTAGGAATATTGTCGGGGATGTTGATTAAGGCACTGACAGCATTTTGACTGCGTTGCTTTTGTGCGTTTTCAAACTTGAGCAGGTATTCACCGTTTAGTAATGGCAACACCGCAGATGTTGTTCGAGCTTCAACCTTCCTTAGAAGAGTGCTATTAGGCCAAGTGCCCGTGCCATCTGTACTGCCTGTGTGCCTAATGACAGCAACAAAGCTTTCAACCTTTTGGCCATCTGCCGTTGGTGACCAACGCAAAACAACTTGGTCAACACCAAAAGCTTCGATTGTTACTTCCTCTGGATCGGGAGGTAAAACAACTATTGGAAAATCATTGCTACCGTCAGACGTACCACCAACAGCAATCTCACGATTGACTTTTGCCCAGTCAGACTGATGCTTGTCAGGCTCAGGGCCAACAGCTTTTACCTGGGCATATAAACGCTTCCCTGGCTGCAAGTTTGAATTGACATCTAAAAATGTGTTGCGGGTAAAAGTTTCGTTCCAGTTGTTAGCTTCACCAACTTTCCACTGCACCCTAAATTCAGCAACAGATCCAACAAGCCCCCTAGTCCAAGAAATTGTTGCCCGATTTGTTGTATTACGTCCATCATCAACTTGCTGGAATGTAATCTTTAAATCCTGCGGTGGAGTAGGTTTTGCCCCATAGAAGAATGGGTCTGGCAAATCCAAAGAAGCACTGTCGTCTTCAACGACTGTGTAAAGCCCATCAACGTGTCGCACTCCAACAACGCTGTAAGTCCCTCCTTCTCCTTCTGCAACAGCTAAGCAGCGATATTTACGCAAGGCCGCAGAGTCATTCTTGATTGCGTAAAGCGCATTGTCAGGTGGAACTTGAGTGAAATTAGAACTAAGCGTTACCCTTGTTCCGCTGACGCTTGCGATTGGCGCGACTTCTACCGTGCCATCCTTCATGACAACGCTTAGCTTGTTATTTGTTCCAGCCGGTAAAACTGCAGGCTGATCTAAATCAACAAGGTCTACACGCGCACCAACAATGCGACCAGCCAATCGAGTACCAAGACGCATCTCGTCTGATACTTCAAAGATTTGACCGGGCAACACGTTTAGCCCTTCAAGACCAACCGAGAATGTGACGGTGTCATCGTGCAGTTTTTCAGACTCAAGCACCCAACGCCCCATGCGTTGCGCTTGATATTTAGAGCTACAACCAAATGCAACGATAGATTTTTCTTGTACTCCGTAACTTTCGATTAAGGCTCTGTCTTCAATAACAATAAAGTTAGGCTTGAAGAAATTATCTGGGTCGTTGTAACGGACACGAACTCTTGTGCTGCGAGTTTTAAGCGATGAACCGTTATAAACAAACGCGCCATTGACAACGTTTGAATTGCTAAAGACATGGATCGCTGCGAGTGGGCTTGCGTTTTTACCACCAAGATTTCCGTGGTCAGCAGTAATCTGCACGTTGTCTGCTTTCCAAAAAAGCATTCCACGAAAGATACTTGCCATGTCCTGCAAGACTTCATAAGCACTTGCCTGCGAGCCAAGCACTGTATTAATCGCAAAACGTGCTTCAGGCCCTTCAGGCGTTTGAACCTCTTCGTTGCAGTATTTGGCTAACTCGATCAAATCAACCCAATTTAAATTTTCAGGGCTGATAAAATCACCCGCTCCATACCTTGTATTGGTCAGCAAGTCATAAAAACAACAGACTGGGCAAGTTGTCCACTCACGATCATCTTTTAAACTTCCGTCGAATGGCTTTAGATCGTCAAATTTTAAACTGCCATCAAGTCGATCACTTGTCCTGTTAACAGTAGCGTTTGAAGGGATTTGAACCTTTAAGCCTCTTATGTCATACGCTCTAGCAGGGAGTGTGTTGTACTCCTCTGAATCAATACTAAGGCTAACCAGTGCTGTATTTGGGTAAGTTGTTCTTATTCGTTTGCCAACAATGATGCTGCTCCAGATAAGGCTATCTGCGCGTTTGTTCGCAAGTGGCGTGTCTTCTGGCAGGTCCTCAAGGTCTTTAAAAGATATTTCAAAAGCATCTTCAGCATTTTCAAACTTGCGCTTTCTAACTCTTATGTTATACGGAGCTTTTCTTTCACCCTTGTAATTTGCTAAATAGATTGGAGCAGTTTTAAATTGGTATTGAGAGGTTGAGATTCCTTTGATAACATTAATTTGGTTTTGGTTCTCTACCAATACAGGAAAATTGTTGTAGGTGCCATCTGCGTCTTGAATGGAGACTTGTAGCCTGATTTGTGCGAAGAATAACTGTCCACGCGCCAAACCCTCTGGGGCAACACAGAACAACTTTGGAACGTTAAAGACAAGCTGCACAAAAGCAGTTTCAGTGTCAGTGATAGCCCTGATAACAGTCCCTTCGCCGTAGTCCCGAGAGACAACGAGGTTCTCATCGTTAATTTCTTCGCTAAAACTTTTGCCAACTTCCTCGTTAACTGGAACGATGGTTGTCGTGACATCGCTCAAAAGCGAAGTTTCATCGAAACCAGGCTGAACTGCTGTTCCGTTTCTTGATGTATAGCTTACGGAAGGTGGGTTATTTTCTCTTTCAGTAAGCTGCCTGCGCGTTACAAGCGTTTCATTTAGCAAAACACCTTTATTCTGCTCTGCAAGACCTTCGATCGGCCCCTCGCAGATCGCGTCAATAATCTTGAGATTGGTCTTAGAGTTGAGAGCCATAGGTGTTTACAAGAGATCGTAGCCGTAAGCCAGTAATTCAAATGTGGTTCTTTGACGAACGCCAACTTCAATAATTTCTACTTTTATGTCTAAGTCTTCACCAGAACGTTTTTCGATCCTTGGTGCTTCAAGCCTGTTTCCAAAAATAACGTCTTGGTTAGCACTCGTTAACCCCTGTAGTGTTATACGAGCTGATGCTACGTCAATGTCCGGGCCACCAGTAGTGTTTGACAACGTAATCTGATAAGTAATAAACCCATCAATCCTGGTGCTTCCGTTCCCAGCCACGAAGTCGTCTAAACCTTTTGAAATTTTAAAAATAACGTCAATTCTTTTTCTCTTGCCTGAGCTATTTTTAAATTTAAGAGCGCCCCAACCGCCACTGCCGCTGTTGCTGTCATATTCAGCTTCTGCCTCAAGCGGTTTTGACTCCCCAGGGCCAAAAGTTTTTCCAATAAAAACCCTTTCATCACGGTTCGTATCTGAACTTTTGAAATCACGAACGCCTCTTCTGCTTTTTACACCACCGCAATCTTTTAATTCTCTAGTCAAAGATTCACCATTGATTTTAATTGTATTGACTGAAGGAGTCTGCGTTGCTGTTTGCAATGGGTCGGAGTTGTCAGTTACATCTAAATTTGCTGCCAAAATGTGACTGCCAGCTATTACGCGCCCGTAAATAACAGGAAGAGTAGTTCCCGTTCCAACAGTATTTGCAGGGCCAGTAAAGGCATAAGACTGATTGCCGGATGCACCTCTTGTGATGCCATCAGGGCCAGGGCCACGAACATTTGTACCTTCGCCACTGATTCGATTTGCCTTTGGTAGTTCTGGTTGGGGCGAAAGGAGACTTGCCGTTCCAGAAAGAATGAGAGCAAGACCAATGTTGCCTCCAATCGCAGTAAGAGTCGCCCCGAATGTGGCAGCAGTAGCACCAGCAGCAGCACCAGCGCCAAATCCTGCAGCCCCGCCCAAACCAAAGCCAACTGCAGGATTAAAAATTGCTAACGCAACCAAACCAACACCTAACAAAATCTGGCCTGCACCTCCTCCAGAACCCGTAATCACAGGCACCACCAGCAATGGCTTGCTGCCAAACGGCAATTGCAGTTCGTCATAATTCATTGCCGCACCACCCTGGATCACCTTGTATCCAACGCCGTTTTGGTGCGCTTGAACTAGCTCATTCTTCAACGCTGGATAGTTGATGCAAAGCAGCTTGATTGCATCAGCAGGTGTTTGAAGGTTGTAATACTCGTGCTTCTGGCCGTACTTCTCGCCCAGTTCACCCGCCAACAGAACTAGCTGCATGGCGAAAAACTGCCGCAACGCTTTTCCTATAGTAACTGCTTAAAGGCTCTATAGCACTCAAGCTGTTCATGCGTTGGTGCAAGATCTTGTCCCCTCCTACATAGATGGCTGCGTGCATTGGAGTCCTCGTACCAAGGCGCATGACCAATAAATCATGTTGGCAGCGATCTTCAAACAACACAGGGTAAAACCCAAAAACTGGAGCGTGCTTCAAAAATATGCTGTCTGTACGCTCTAAAGACTCAGGCCGCACAAAGTCTGGCAGGTCAATCCCAAGCAATCCGTAATACTCGCGAAACAAGGAGTAACAGTCATTTTTGCCGTAATCCCACTGACGGCCTAGCAGGGCTTGATAGTTAACCATTGATCATCTGGCACGGAATAAACGTACCAAGGAATCTTGGTCTGCGTACAGGCTTTTCGATCATGCTCACTGACTGGTGTCCCTTGTGGGTGTGAATGAACTACGGCTTCAATCGTGCCAGCAAACATCGCACGGGCATAGTCCACAGGATTGATTGCGAAATCTGCAGCTGGGTCTAGCGCAATGTTTCGACAAGGAAAATAACGCCCATCAACGACCAGGCCACACGCTTCGTTGGGGCAAACAGTCTTGGCGTGCTTTACAGCATTAAGCCTGAAGTCTTGCCCCATAGAACCCGCCATAGGGTAGATCGACATTGCCGCCAAACCTCTTTTTGCAACTTGATAAACGCTTGCCGCAAATGTCGTTAGTCACATTTCCATTGGCATCAACAACTTTGTCTGCAGCAGCAAGCAACGTGTCGTTAACCGTAAAACACTTGTCTCCTTTGTAGCCGCACTCTGTTCCTCTGTACTTCCAAGGGCAAAACTCCTCAATAGTTCTTCGCGGCAAACTTACGTTGACCAAATCAATCTTTGGTGCAAGCTCAAATTCAACAAATTGCTGGTTCTCGCCCGAAACTCGATCGATATACCAAGTCTCTACAATCTTGGCATTATCATCTGCTGTGTCGTTAAAGGTTTGCATTATCAAAGAATCGCCGCCTTCTGTAGTCAAGGCGTCGGCAACATCTGACTCAACCGCAAAAGGCACTTCCTGATTAAAGTTAGTCGTATCAATAAATTTAGCAAACGTGCGAATCCTTTGGACCTTTGCGCCCAAAGGGTTATACGTCAACATTAAAGTTGTGATTGCATTGTTTACGTTTGCAACCTTTAGCGTTGGGCGAGGTAATGTTCCTCTCCCTGAAAACTCAAACCCATCAATCTCAACTGGTACAGCTGGGTACGCTTGGCCGCCAAATTTAATTTCTTCTGTTAGGCCATTTGTACCTGCGTGGTAATACAAAGTAATTGCGCTTCCTCCATTAATTTCTGGCGTTAGATACACCTCAAATAAATCGATAATCGCTGTTGGCGCAAGGCGAAGCAGTTCTTCAGCTAACGGTTCAAATGCCTCCCAAGTACACGTCCCATCTACTAACGTTTGCGTGATCTTGAACGGAAACGCAGGTTCTTGATTAGGGAATGTGGAGTAAGTGTCAAGGCTGTCTGTCGTTCCAGCAACAATGCACTTGAAGCCAAGCGTGTTGTCTTTTACGGGATTGGCACGGACTACGTCACCAACCGCATAAGCCTTTCCAGCTTCCCACTTATGTAAAGCGTAGGGATAAGCCATTAGACCTCAAATACCTGGACAAAAGTAGCGTTGATATTGAATAAATTTAGATATGGCATTGTCTTCGTCCAGCTTTGACAAATCCATTTATAAGTATTCGTATCGTCTGGTGGCGACCAGTTGAACGATTCAACGCCCTTGCGAGCTTCTAGAAAATCTTCAATTAAATTTGCATCAGTTGTTGTCCTATTCTGCCAAGTTAAGTCCCAAACTTTTGGATCCTGATTAATCCCAAAGCTTGCGCGTTGTGAATACCCTGATCCAAATTGAATTGATCGAATATTCGGTTGAGCTTTTTTTGATGCCCCGTAATCTGGAGCAATATCAGGGAAATTAGCCATTAGCTAAGAAGTCCTCCGGGTCGTTTTTGCTTAACCAGCTCAGCCTGCACAGCTGCACCAATTGCAGAGCCAAGAGCCTTAGCATTTGGCTGATCGCCTTGCACGTTAGATCCAGAAGCATCAACGTTCACAACTACGTTACCAACACCACCACCAGAAGATTCAACACCAAGCCTGCCATTTGCTCCACGACGCAAAGGCATGATTGCCTCGGTGCCAGCCTCACCCATCAAGCCGTAGTTGCCGACTCCGCCCTGTTTGTACTGGAATAAAGTTGGTTTTGTAACTAGACCACCCTTGGCGTAAGGGACAATTCCGTTCTTAGCTACTGCAAGGCCATTTGCTGCCATAGCGCCGACACCACCGGGAATTGTTGTAGGAGGAGTCATTCCTTTAGTTACAGCTCCTTTCGCTGCGCCAAGACCCAAGAAACTGCCTACTCCTGGAATAGCGGAAAGGGCTTGAAATAGGGCAGCCTTGGCAATCATTCGCGACAGGTCTTGCAATATCGACTTGGCCATATCAGCAAAACTTGCCTTGCCAGTAGTGACAAAATCAGCAAAAGCATCTCCAAAACTATTAACTGCTTGAATGCCAGCCTCACCCAATGCAGTATTGAGATCCATTGCTGACTCAAATACCTCTTTCAAACCATCCTTGAACTTGCCTAGAGGGCTTGAAGCTTCTTCAAGTGCAGCACGTACAGCCTCAAACTGTTCGGGGAATAGCTTGGTGAGTTCGAAGGCTTGCTGCCTGATCTCTGCTTGTCTACCTTCCTCTTCTGTTATCTCTCCTGTTACTAATTTAATCTGGCTGAGAGCAAGTGCTTTTTCTTGCTCTTTCTTGATCTTGTCTTCTGCTTGCTTCCTCTGTCTCTCCTCTAACGCAAAAATATCATTAGCAGCTTGTACGTTAATTTTATTGATTTCTACTCGTCGTTTTTGAGGAAGAAGTGACTTAGCCGCCTCTAGTGCAATTTTTTGCTGCGCTAATATGTCCTCTTTAGTTATCTCAACACCTTTTCTCTTTAAATTATTGGCGGCAATCAATGCATCTGCTTCTGGCTTTAATATGTCTTGCGTCCCTTTGCGGCCACTGCCGCCTTCGTCATCTTCTTCGGCAACAGGGTTGTACTTGAAAGGAGACTTAGGGTCTCTTTTTACAGGTGTAGTCAAACGTTCCAGAGCTTTATCGAATCCCGCGATTTCTTTTCTAAGTTCTACAATTCTATTCCTAACTTTGATAGGAGCCTCTTCTACGGTTTGCCCCTTGTAAAGAGATCCTAACTGATCTTCAAGTTCCTTCTCAGCGGTTGCTCTTAAAGATTTAGTTGAGGAAATTTTTGTTGCTCTTTCTTCATTTGAGAGACTTGCATATGTCTGTCCAGGCTTAAGCTTGGCAAGCTCTTGCAATTCTTTTTTTTGTCGCCCAAGGGCGTTGGTTACTGCAACAATGCCTGCAACAATGCCTGCAACTGCTAACGCTCCGCCAAACAATGGGTTTATAGCCATTGAAGCCGTCAGCGCACCAATTCCAGTGGCCGAACCCTTAGCAGCTATGCCTAAGAGTCCAAGCCCTGACGCTAAATTTGTAAGGGTACTAATTAAACCTGCGGCAGTAATTATGCCTACAAAGGTTCCTAAGCCTGCCAATGCTGGACCTAAATTGTTAGCCAAGCCAGACATTGCTTTGGCAATTACTTTTGCTGCCTTAACCATCGATGGCGTTATGTCTTGAATAAATTTTGTGAAAGTATCCTGCAACTCGGCTCCAGTCTCACCCAATGCCAAGCCAACAGACGCCCTCATTTCATCGAAAGCGACAGTAAGCCTTGTGCCAGCCTCAGCGTTTGAAGCGGCAATTTTTAGAGCGGTTCCAGAGTATTTAACGCCTAATTCTTCAATAAATGCCATTAACTCATTAAGACCAACCGTTCCTGCTTTTAAATTCTTTTGAAGCTCAGGCAAGGTCATCTTGTTGGCCTTAGCAAACAAAGTTACAGCACCAGGCAAACGTTCTCCAAGCTGCCCAGATAGCTCTTCTGCGCTGACCTTACCTTTTGAGAACACCTGCACCATGGCAGTAATCGCGCCTTTCACATCCTCGGTACTGCCACCAGTGGCTTTAATTGCCGCAGTTACGTTTTTAAATGTTGTCTCGGCATCTTGCAAAGGTCCGCCAGCCCCAGTTACAGCCGCAGTCAATCGAGTTACACCTCGGACTGCATCTTGCTGCGGAACGTTTAGAGAGCGTGTGACTTGAGCCGCGGTATCTAAAGCTGATGTGTAATTTTCTTGAGATCCAGCAACACCACGAAGAGCTATCTGAAGTTTTTGAATTTGCGCCGAATAATCAGCAGCAGCGCCAATAGATTTCCTAATACCACCAACTTGAGCGCCAATAGCAGCGCCAGCGAAAGCTCCCTGAACACCGCCAAAGGCACCTAGTGCGCCGCCGATCGCACCTTCAGGCCCACCAAAAATGCCGCCAGAAATAACGGCGCCAGCCACCTGTGTTGCCTGACGAGCCCCGCCACCACCTCTTTGACCTTGCGCCTTGCTTAATTGCTTTTCATACTTTCCAATGTCAGCTGTTAGCTCTTTGAACTCCTTGCTATTGATGTCTGCTTCTCTTCTTAATGCCCTTAATGCTGTAACTTGCCCTTCAATCGTGCTGATGCTTCTATTGCCTTGCTTTGCAAAGTCGTTTATTGATCTTCTTACTTTTTCAATAGAAGGAGCCGTCTTGCCTGTTATTACTTTTAAGTTTTTTATTGAATTGCCAATCTTGTCAATTATCTGCTGAGAGCCAGATCCCGCCTTAAAATCAAGCCTGATGGAAAGAGTGTCAATTGCCTTTGCCATCAGAGCGTTTCCGGAGTTCCTTTAGGGCTGCCGCCTCCATTATCTGGAGACGCTCAAGCATGTCTCTACGATCCTCCACATTGTAGAGGCCAAACAAGCCTTCGGAACCTAGCAGTACTTCATATTTCAATCCGACATATCCACTCATTGAAACCTGCCACTGGGTCTGCAGTCGCAGAAACATGATGACTGCATCCCAGTTTTCTTCCCAAACCTCAAAATCCGTAGACTCTGTCGGCTCCGGCTTTGGCAAAATCATTCCAAAAGCAGCTGCATCATCATTGGTGCTGTCCTCGACTTCTTTGCCGCCGGACGCCCAATAAATCGCAGCCTCTCTTAGTTTCCCGCTTCCGCTCCCTCGTAAGTTTTGGTGTAAGCCGCAAGGACAGCTTTCACCCAGTCGACATCGTCAGAGAACGATTCAAGCTCTTTACTGGAAAAAGGCACTTCTTTACCTTCCTCATCCTGGATGCCTTCCCAGCCAATCATCACTTTCTTCAATAACGGCAATCCTGACTCTTCCCCTAAAGACTCAAGTTCAGAAAGCTTTACTCGTTTGAATACAGCCGTAAACTCAAACTTGTCAAATTCGCCCGGACGATCTTCGCTTGGTTCTGTTACTTGTACGGGCCACTTAAAAGTTTTTACCTTTTTACGTACAAAAGCCATTGGGTAAGTGCATAAGCAGAATTAGCTTACACAAAAAAAGGGAGCCTGAAAAGGCTCCCTAAAACTCAACAGAGGCTTGATCAGGTGTAAACGATCTCTACCTCGTCGTTTCCAGCACTGCTAGGAATTGCTGTGAATGGAATTTCCAGCATTGCAATCCCATCAAGATCGCCATAAGAGACATCAGCAATGTCGCCTCGTGCAGAGTCAACCTTGACGATGTTTCCAGCACCGGTTCCATGCGTGAACTCAATGATCCCAAGCGTGTCAGCCAATGCTGTCGCGAAGTAGTCCTTAGTGGCAAGCGCAACAGCCTCAATGCTGAGGTTCCCACTCACGTTCCTGTTTGTGAGAAGAACTTCTCCAGTGCCGCCAACAAGTTCTCGATAGACAATTTCATTGCCGATATCAAGCGAATAAGTTGACAACTTGGCAGTAGTCAGCCCCATTACATTGAGACCAGTAGTGTTGCCTTGCTTAAAGATCAAAGGAGTTGCTTGATCCGCATAAGTAACGCTTGGCTGAGCACTGTCATCTGGTGGCACATAGATTCCAGTTAGCGTGAAATCAAGTGTTGGGATTTCGCCCACGTTTGCCGAAACAGTAAAAGTGCCCCGAGCACCAGTCACTTTGTGTCTGACACCATCAACGTTGTAGTGGACAGT